TTTTGTTGAAAAAAGACAATTTTTAAATTTAGTCCATGAATATAATTTAAAAAAATATTCTACATTTATTAAAAATTAAACATACTTTTGATGTATCTATTGCAACTTAATCCAATTACTGGATTTATAAAAGAAGATGATGAATTAGATCATTGGATGGCTATTGAATCTTTTAGAGATTTATTTGCTAAAAAAGGACATGGAATACAGGCTTTGACTTGTGTCGCTTTAGTAATTGATTATGGTTCCATAATTAAAAACTACAGTGAAAAAGAAAGACCTTTAAAAGCAATGGAAATTGTTTTTAATAATAGAAAAGCTTTAAATTGGAATTGTGATGAAATACAATTAGCTTGTATTAATTATAAAGAGTTACAATACAATCCAGCGCTGGAAGAAAAAACGTTATTAGATGAATTAAGAATTACAAAACTTAATGAAATTAAAAATGCAGACAATACATTAAAAAAAACAGTATTACTAGCCGAACTTTCAAAGATTAATGCTTTACATGATTCTTTTGAACAAAAAAATGGAGTAAAAGATTTGTTTGTAGAAAGTCCTGTTAGAAATGGTTATCAATTATCACGATTAGAAGTAAAAATTTTAGACAAAAAATCCTTTTATTATGAAAGACAAAAAAGAGAATCCGATGCCAAAGAGCGAGAGCTTGCAGCCAGTAAGTCCACAGAATCCAACAACAGCTGATGTTGTTCCTGGACCACCAGTAATAAAAGCCGAAATAGAAGAACAAGCTTCTATTACAAGCGAAGATTTAGATTTGTTAGAAAATCCAATAGAAAATAACAAATCTGAATCAATAGAGCCAATTTTTGAAAACAAAGTGGAAACAGAAAAATTTCCAGACGAAACCGTTTTTAAATATCCTTTAGATTCTAAAGAAAAAACGCATTATGAAACTATTCTGAAAGCTAATAGAGAAGCTATTTCTAGCTTAAGAAAACAGTTGCAGGAAAGTTTGGCTGAAAATGAAAGCTTAAAAGCTGAAATAGAAGCTTCAAAATAAAATAAAGGAATAATTTATTTTTGACAGTTTGAAAGAGTCCCTTTTTTTTATTGTTTCCTGAAACAGCTTTCCATTTATTTGTGAAAGCTGTTTCTATTTAAAACCAAAAGCAAATGGCTGTAACTATTCTTGATCATACTTACGATGCAAAAAGATTTAGTCCTCTTGTATATGATGAAAAAATAATAAAATATTCTCAAACACTTCGACAAGGAACTCTTTCTTATGATGATTTTTGGGATGACCAAGATGATAAATGTCTTTTTGGATTTAAACCAAAAGGAATGAATGATATTACGGGAGAGCATTATTTTCATTTAAATATGAATAAAATTGAAATGCTTGTTCAAGGAGAATCCCGAAAAAGACTGCATTCACCATACTATAGAGAATTAGATAATAGGCTTTTTAAAATAACCTATGATGCTAAAAAAAATAGATACGGATTAATTGTTGGTAAACCTCGTAGGGTTGGACTTTCTGAATTTGGTGCTGTACAATTGCAATACGAACTATTAATGCATTTAGCAAATAGAGTTGGTATATGTGCCGGAAAACAAGAAAAAGCCGATGACTTTTATAAAAAAGTATTATCGTTATTTAAAAATGTACGTCCAGAATATCAAGTTGCAAGACTGCATAAAAACGATAAAGAAATGAAGTTTGGTTATAATGATATTATAAACAAACAATCAGTTGAAGGAGGATTATTATCCGAAATGCTTATCCGAACAATGTTTGTTGATAGTACAGGATTTGAAGGACAATCTCAATCAGTAGTTATTTTTGAAGAAGCGGGTTTATTTGCCAATCTTATTGCTTCTTATAAATCTACAGAACCTTGTTTTAAAGAAGGAGCAATACAATTTGGAACACCACTTATTTACGGAACTGGTGGCCAAATTGAAAAAGGTTCTAAAGGTTATATGGATATGTGGGAAAATCACAAAGCATATAATCTTGAAAAAGTATTTATTCCGGCTTATGAGTATTATCCAGGAGATGGAGAAATTGACCCAAAAACTAAAATAAAAGCACCTTCCTTTTTTGATTTAAGAACAGGAAGAACCAATCAGGATGCAGCACTTAAGCATATTCTGGAACAACGTAAAATTGCTTCTAAATCTAAAGAAGGAATTACAAAACACATTCAGTCTTACCCAATAAAAGAATCTGAAATTTTTATAAAATCAAAAGGAGGTATTTTAGATCGAATTAAGTTGAATAATCAAATAATGGCCATTGATGAAGGTTTGTGTCCTTATGAAATAAGAACTGGCAGATTAGAATGGATTGATGATGAAAGAACTATTAAATTATTAAATCGTTGTAAAGACACTAAAGAAAAAACAAAACTTAGAATTAAAAATAAGTCAAAGCTTCGTTGGTTTGACGATCCAAATGGTTCTATTAGAAAATTAGCTGATCCTATTAATCATGATGACATGGACCACAAACCAGATATTGCTGCTTGTGATAGTTATGATGAAGAAGTAGAACAAGATTCTAAAACGGCTTCTGATGGAGCTACTTTAATTTATAGAACTTATGCCGGGCCAACAAGAGCTTATAATTTACCCATTGCTGTTTTGTCAGAACGTGGAGATTCAAGTAATGATGATGTGTTTTATGAAAACAATGTAAAATTGGCTGTTTATTATAATTACGAACTGCTTTTTGAATATTCTAAAATTGCTATTGAAAGTTATTTTAAAGATGTTGGCGCCGAAAAATATTTAAAATTAAGACCAGATTTACGTAAAGATTTAGGCCCTACAAAAGCTAAAAATGAATACGGACAACGTATGACTACTGACGTTAAAACTTTAGGAACAAAATTGTTAAAAGCCGAAGTAAAAAATAATTCAGATAATATTTGGTTTAAAAACATATTGTTAGATCTTGTTGATTTTGGAGATGCTAATACGGATATAGCCATGGCCTATATGATTATTCTTCTTTATAAATTAGAATTATTTGAAGAAATGATTGACGAAGATGATGATGAGGAATATGGCGGAGGTGAAAATATTTTTGATGCTATGGCTTATTATGATGTTGACCACAAAGGAAATGTTAGTATTAAAACATATAGCGGAAATGAGTTAGATTTATTTGAAACCTTTGACCCGGATATTCATCTTAATGATTATGATCGTACAGAAATTTTAAGAAAAAGAAATGAAGAAAAAAAGAAGCTAGAAGAAATTAAAAAAACTTTTGAAATCAAAAGAAAAACTACTTTTGAAGATTTAATTCAAGAAGAAATTTTAAGAAGTATAAAACATTCATAAAAAAAGAATAATTTTACCAAAAAGATAAAAAACATGAGTTCATATATCCTTACTAATCAAAAGATTCCAGATAGCGAAAAAACAATAGAATGGCATAAAGACCATATTAAAAATTTTGTTCGATTTGATAGTAGCAGAAGTCCTTCAGTAAGAAAGGAAATGCAACTAAAATGCTGGAATGCTTACAGTTGTCAGCAAGGAGAACAACACAATCAAAAAACATCTCCTATAACAAATCCTTATGGATTTAGTCTTGGAATGGAATGGATTGATTATCCTCTTATTGAAAGTAAATTAGAACAAATGGTTGGAGAATTTATGACGCGAGGTATCAAAAGAAAAACTTATGTTATAAATAAAAAAGCTCAAACAGCTAAACTTAATGAGATGTTTGATATGATTTCAGAAGACATACTTCGAGAAACCAATAAAGAAATTGGTCCGGAATTAGGTTTTGATCTTGAAACAGCTTCTCCAGATAAAGAGCTTCCGCCAAATATTGAAGAATTTTTTGAACAAGGATATAAAACAGTTTCAGAACAAATATCAGATACTATTTTAAATCAAGTTCTTATTAGTAAAAAAAACATTGATAAAATAAAAGATTTGTATTTAGATTTTTTACTATACGATGAATGTATTGGGTACATTGACGAAAAAAATGGAAGTCCAAATATTAGAAAATTAAATATTTTTCAAACAGAATTAGATTATGATCCTGATTTAGAAGTTCAAAGTGACCCTCAGTTTTTAATTTTTAACAAAGTTCTTTCTTATAATGAAATTATTAATACTCATGATTTAAGTGATGATGAATTAGTAATTTTAAAAAGCTATATGAATATTCATCAAAATAGTACTTTAAGTAATCATACTGATTTAGGAACTGGAGGAATGGACACCAATTATGATAATTGGATTATTGGTGATAAAAATAATTTACGTATTCGTTGTGTAGAAATGATTTGGATTTCTCAAAAGAAAGTTTCTGTAAAAGTTTCCATTAATTCTAAAACTGGAAAAGAAATTTATAAAAACATTCCTGATAATTACAAAAAACGAAAAGGAGATGATGTAAAAAGTATTTGGATAGAGCAAAAGCGTAATTGTTTAATGTGTGGTCCAGATTTAGTATTAGAATGGGGAGTTGACAATGAACGAGCTTCACGTATTGATAATCCTAAAAAAGATAGCATATTTGTTACAGCTATTAGAAGAAACAATAATTTAAGCAGTATGCAAATGCGTTCTGCAGCATACAAACTTTTACAATTACAAGATTTTGCTTCCGAATGTTTGTTTGAACTTCGTTTAGCTATGAGAAGAAATAATGGCCGAGTATTATTATATGATTCTAGTCAAATTCCAAAACAATTTTTAAAAACAGGAGGTTACACAAATGCTATAAATCGCGTAATGCATCATGCTAAAAAAGACCAATTTCTTATTATTAATTCAGCTGATAAACAATCTCGAAACAATTTTAATCAATTTACTTCATTAGATTTATCAACTAAAGGATTAATGCAAGATATTTTTAATATGCTTGGTTTAATTGAAGAACTTGCGGGTAAATTTTTAGGTTTGTCTCCACAACGAGAAGGACAAATTGACCAATATGAAAGTGCTACCGGAACAGAAAGAGCGGTTAGTCAATCTACAGCCAGAACTGAAATTTATGTAAAACCTTTTGAATCTTTTTTAAAATATCTTTTAGATAAAATTTTAATTAAAGGAAAGTACACTTATGAGGAAGGAGAAGTTACTCAATACATTTTTGGTGATTTAAAAACAAAATTTTTTAAAATATATCCTGAATATTTTCAAGAAGATGTAGGTGTTTATATTGCTGATAATTTTGCCGAACAAAAAAAGAAATCAATTATTGATAGTGCTGCTCAACAAGCTTTATCAAATTCAGCTACTCCAGATTTAATTTTATCTCTTATTGAAACTTTAAATGCAGATACTGCAGGAGAAAGTGAAGCTATATTTAAACGTGCTGTAAAAGCAATGAATAAATTAAAAGAGCAAGAAGCGCAAGCACAAGCAGAAGCGCAAAAATCCCAACAAGAAGCTACTGCAGCTATTGAAAAAGGCAAAATAGATTTAAAACGTGAAGAATTTCAAAATAATATTGATCTTGCCAAAATTAATAATGAAGGTTCTACAAATAAAGAAATGAACAAAATAAACTCTAATGAAAAAATAAAATTAGCTGAAGTAGAAAAAGATTTATTGTTGTCAGAACAAAAAAACAGTAATACTTCAAAATAATTTTTACATTTGTTAAAACATTAATAAAAAAAGGAAAACATCATGCCAAAAGAAAACAACAATACTCAGAATAATTTAGACGCTATTGATACAGATTCAAATTTGTTTGAAACATTAAATAATCGTGAAGATTATGATGATGATGACGATAGCGATCTTTTAAATAAAGAATTGTCTTTTGAAGATTTTGATAATCAAGAAGAAGAGGAAGAAGAATTTGATGACAATGTAAATTTTGAAGACGAAGACGAAGAAGAGGAAGAAGAAAAAGAAGAAGAAAGTAATGAATTTAATGAAAAAGAAATTGAAATTCTAAATAAAAAATTAGGTACTGATTTCAAAAATGCAGAAGAAGTAAAAAATCTTTTAAAATCAACTGAAAAAGAATCTGATTCTGAAAAAGAAGCTATTGAATACAAAGTTCTTACTAATAAAATTGGGCTTTATGATAGATATATTGGAATGGATAATGAAAATTTAGTCCGAAATCAATTGCTATCTCAAGCTACTGGAGATAAAAAAGATATTGAAGACCAAAATGTTTTAGATGAAATTGAAGAGCAAATACAAGGTTTACATGATTTAAATCAGTTAGATACTTTTGCAGAAACATTAAGAAGTAATCTACAAACTCAAAAAGATAAAACACAAGTTTCAATTGATAAAATCGAAGATAAAAGAATTGAAACTGAAAATGCTATTGCTAGAAAAAATATTGATAATTTACAAAACGCTTTAAGCGATATGTATATTCAAAAAGAATTTTTAGGAATTACAATAACAAAAGACGACGTTAAAGAAGTTTACGAAGACGTCAGAACAAATAAATTTTTCGATCGCATTAACAATAACCAGGAAATGATTGTTAAGTTGGCTATGTTTCTTAAAAAAGAAGAAGAACTTCAAAAATTAGGAAATAGACCAACTCACAGTGATAATACAAAAACTGCATTTGAAGCTTTGACAGGAAATCAAAAAGCTCGCAGAAGTATCATACAAGCCAATGGCTCTACATCATCAGGTAATGCGAAAGACAATTTAATGGGATGGTTAAAATAGGTCAAAGACTAATTTTGCTGTCTTTATTTTTACGGAGAAGGATTTAGTCAAAGATAAAATCCAACAATGTTTTGAGTAAAAAAAATTTAAAGTAAAAATCTTAAAACAAAAAAAGATTATGGCAATTTTAATGAGAGGAACAAGAGAAAATTTTAATCCTCAAATTCACACAGAAGCTAATTCATTAACTTCTCAAATGAATAAACACATGGAAGTTCGTAGAAAATCAATGGATTTATTTGCGCGCTACACCAAGTTTACTTCATTCATGTTTGCATCAGGTAGATCAAACGGTGGTTCAGCATCAGGAAAAGTGATGTCTGCTGCAAAAGACACATTGTTAGACAATGCGTACCGTATTGCTTATGATGGAGCATTATTGCTTCCCGCTTATGCAACTGGTGGAGCGCAAATTGGTTCTTGGTTTGATGCCGGAAATAGCCAACCAGATATGAGTGCTGTTGCTACAGTTACTTTTACTAATGGCCTTTCTGCTTTAACTGTTGTTACAGACGTTGCTGGAAGTATTGCTATTGAGCACGATCCAGACAATGAAATTTACGGAGACAAATTTAATCCTAATGATTCCATCATTTTAGGACAAGGTTTAGGTTCTTTGTTTATTATTCAACAACACCCAAGACGTTCTCTTGATGGTAGTCATTATGTTCTTGATGGAAAATTTGTTGGTACTGCTAACTTATTTAAAACAGAATATTTGGCAGCTGGAGAAGTAATGACCGAAGGTGGTAATTATTTCGGAGAAGGTTCTTTGAGAGGTTGGCAACGTTACAACCGTTCTAAATGGAGAATTAACTATTCTTCTATTCATAGAGCGTCTATGACAATGACTGGTTCTGCAAAGAAACAAAAAGTTGCTTGGATTGTTAATCCAGAAAGCCAAGCTAAAATGTGGGAGTATGACGAGGTTTTAAAACAAGACAAACTTTTCCATCAAGCAAATGAATTAGCATTAAGATTCTCACGTATTTCTATGGATGCTACAGATCATTCTTGGTTTGAAAACTATGGCCGTAATAAACTTACGCTTACTGGTTTTAAAGCAGAATCAGGTTTAGCAGCTCCAATATTAGGTGATGGATGGATTCCACAAATTCAAGAGAATTTGACAATCGATTATGATCCAAATGCGGGATTATCTTATTTGGCTTTAGAGTCATTATTGATGATTCTTGGACAACGTTCTCCTGTAGGTTCTGCAGGAAATCACTTTGTTGGTATTGGAGATACTATTGGTCATTCAGTATTGGATGCATCATTTAAAAAATTGATTGGTTTTGGAAATCATATTTCTAATTCTGCTTCTGGAACAATGTCATCTAACATTGTTGATATTAAAACTGGAGAAGACAATAAAATTGGATTTGAAATTACAAATTATTACTACTTGGGTAATACTTTTACTTTCATTCAAGATGATTTGTTTAACAACCCTGGTTTGTTCAACACAAGTGGTGGTGTTACTGGAACAGGTAATATTTATGTATTAAACTGTTCTAATGTTGATGGAGTTTCTAACTTTGAGTTATTAGCTCGTTCAGGAAGAGAAATGAAACGTAAATATGAAAATGGTATGCATTCATTTAATGAAGCGCATGAAAACAGCGATTTAGCTTCTTCAGGCTTTGATGGTTGTTCAGTGCATACATTGAGTGAATTATTGCCAATTCTTTACGATGTAAGAAGTTGTGCTATTATCAAAGCGACTACTAAGTATAATGGCGGAGCTTTATCAGCACTTCCTATTGCAAGTGGAACGCACCAAGCAGCTAAGTTCTTATACTAGCAAACTTTAAAACTGCGAGATTCTCGGAGATTCTCGGATTTTCTCGCAGTTTTTATTATTTAAAAAAAAAATAAATTGCTATGTTACAACCTAAAAAAAAACCTGTTTATAAAGCCACAAAAGATAGTTCAAACTATTTTTTAGAAAAAGCTATTCTTCGATATGAAGATAGTAAAAATAAAAAGCCTTCGGGAGAAGTTACTAATTACGAAGACAAAAAAGCATTAAATAAAATTAATGAAAATAGAGAACGCCAAAAGTTAAAAGGCAAACCAGGTTATGATGGAAATGGCTATCCTTTAAGAAAAATAAGCCCTCTCCAAAATGCCAAAAATTTTGTAAAAAAATAATTAAATAATAAAAAAATGGAAACAATAGTAGAAAAAGGAACAGAAGAAAAAAGACAAGATTATTTAAAAGCGGTAGTGCTTGATCCTAAAAAAATGCAAGGTGTTTGGGAATTAAAAATTGAAGTTTCTAATACTCAAGGAACAAAAGCATTTGGAGGTCGAAGATTGACAACTTACATTCATCCATTAACTGGGGTAAGAGTTCCATTAATTGACCTTGATGGACAAGAAACTCTTGGTTATATGATTGATAAACCAACAATGAGATTATATCCTGATACCAATCAAATGCATAGAAGAACTGTTGATTGGTTATTAGCACATCCACAAGTAGGTGTTGAAGGAATTCCTCTTACTGAAAAAATAAGTTCAAAAAAAGAATCTAATCCAACCATTACACTTAAAAATGTTGATAGACAAGAATTATCAATGATTGATGATCAAGATACTATTGATGTTGTTATTGGAAAACTTTCTGATGACAATCCAAAAACTGGTATTTCATTAGAGCGATTAAGATATTTATTAGCTCATTTTAATTTACCTTATTTTGATATTCGTTGGGTAAAAAACAAAACAACTGAAAGAAAATTACTTCGTCAAAAAATGAAAAATTTTGCAAGAGGTGTAAGCGCTTCAGGAGTTTTAAATGCAATTCTTGTTGACAATGTGCTTTCAGATATTGACAATTTAAAATACAGCTATGAGTTTAAAGAAATGTTGCGTTTTGATATTGTTCGAGAAGCTAATGGTATTTATAAATTTAATAACGTTCCCATTGGAAGCAATGAGACAAGTGTTATTACATGGATGAAAAACAATTTAGATATTTATACCGAAATGGTGGCAATATTGTACCCTAAACTTAAAGCAGAAGGATTCACTTTTAAATAAAAAACTATGTTACAGCCAAAAAAAGAAGCAGTTAAAAAAGAATTATTTGAAGCAACAAAAGATGTTTTTATAAATGATCCTAAAAATGCTATAAAAAAGAAAGTAAAAGATTTTACTAAAGATGTTTCTAAAAAACGAAATAATGAATTAGTAGAATCTGTTAAAGATGTTTTTATAAATGATCCTTTAAACAGTATAAAAAAAGGTTTAAAAAATGCTAAAGCTTTTGTTGGTAAAAAATAAATAAAAAAACTATGTCATATACCGTAACGGAGGCGTACAATAGAATATTAGAGGAAGCAGATAAATTAGGTTCAGACTATTTTTCGCTTCCTCAAGTTCTAAAAGCTTTCAAAAAAGAAACATTAAGTTTTGTTGGCGCCAAAGCCAAAGAAATTGAATTAAATCAGGAAGTTACTGATGATATGAAATCTTTGCTTGTTCCGGTATTAATTCCATTTATTAACAATCCTGATAATGCAATGGAAAAAATGGCAGTAGTTCCTAATAACTATCACACTAAAGTTTCATTAAATGTACTTTATGATGATGGTTTAAAAGCAAGGATTCCCACTATAGAAAGACATGGTGAACATAATACCAATAGCGTTAGTCCTTATCGTAAACCTGAAAGATCATATCCTTTAATTAGACAATTTTCTAATTATTTTAATGTTAGTACAGGTATTCCGCTAAACGCTACAATACAACCATCAAAACTTATTTTGATTTATATTAAACAACCTACTTTTGGGCAAAACCCCAATGATGTAGTTGTTGATTTACCCGATTCCGTATGTGAATATCTTTTTGCAGAAACCGCTAATCACATGCGTTTAAATACCGGGGAACCGCAAGCTGCTCAAGACTTTCAATTTAACCAGACTTATAGAAATAAATAATGGGAACAGAAGAAGAAATTGTTTACTCTATTATAGAAACAGCCAAAAAAGGAAATTTGTCTGATGACAATCGAATTAATGAAAGATTAGTTCGTGGGTTCTTGAAAATATATCGTGCTACTGCTATTGCTAAAAGCTCAACAATGGGCATTACAATTACTGATGAATGTTTTCAATATCTTGGAAATTTAAAATTTGATTTTGTACGTTCAAGACAATTTCAAAGACAATTGCCCAAAATGATATTATTAAATAGCAATTTTGGAGTTCGGTTTGAAACCAACGGAGAAAACATACCTGTTTTAAACTCAGAAGAGTTTACTTTAAGCTTAAAAAGTTTATTGAATGGAAAACTACCTAAAGCTAAAATGATAGCAAATAAAGCTGTTATTTACACTGGAGAATACATTATTGTAAATGGAAAACAAAAACCAAAATACAATTACGCCATTGAAGATTTACAAAATCAAATGAGTACTAATCAAAACAATTTTGTAAATGTTGAAGTGTATGGTGTTTTAGATGATCCAGACAATGCAGAAGATTATGATTGGACTACTAGTCCTTATCCTTGTCCTTCTGAATTGATTGAAGATATTAAAACAAAAATATTAGCAAAAGAATTTAATTTGATTTTAAATCTAAAAGTAGATAAAGTAACCGATTCAAATGATGACGAACCAGAAAGACAAAGAAGTCAACAAGGTCAATAAATATGATGATGTTTTTGGAGTAGATTATTTTTGTGACAACTTTAAAAATAAATACTCTCCTAAAATGCTTGGAGAGAAAAAAGGCGTACGGCCAAAAAGAATAGATAAATCTCTTTATAAAAAAATATTAATGGAATACCTTGATATTTATTTTAAAGAGATTTATTTTTTAGAAGGTGCTTCTTATTTTTTATATACTGGACTTTTGACTAAAGTAAAATATCGACCAAGAGTAATTATCAATAAAGGAATTAAAAAAATAATCAATGCTTCTATTGGTTTTATGTGGTATCATAGGCCATCTGAATTGTTTTTTCTTTGTGCTAAATTTGAAAAATTAACCGGTTCCACAAATAAATTACCTCAAATTGAAAAAATTTATAAAAACAATTTTGATGTTAATTTAATTGTTAATTTTGAAGATGCTATAGAAGAGCAAAGAGCAAACAATAACAACTACATATTATGATATCAGGAATAGTGCCTTTTGAAGAAATTGTCCAATCTGTAAAAGATGAAACAGGTATTGAAAACATCAGGCCTTTTTATGAAAAAATACGTAGATTAATATTTAGAGGTGAAAGAGAAATAGGGTATGGTGGTACCGTAGTTTTATATAAAAAAATATATGCTATTGCTGGAGTAGCAGATTCTAATCCTAATTTTGGCAAGTATTTTAAATTCCCGGAAGATTTTATTGAATTAGAAGGTATTGGTCAAAAATGTAAAATTGTTACAGAAAACAAATACATGGCTACTTCAGAAGGAGTTCGATTTAAAGAAAAACAAAGTGAAAATCTTGTTTTATTATATTGGGGTTTAAAAACAGATGATAATGGTTACCCAATGGTAACACGTAATCACGAAGAAGCTGTTATTGCTTTTGTTGTTTGGAAATTGTATTCTGCCAAAATATTTTTAGGAATTGGGAATATGAATGCTAATAAAAATTACGAAGAAAGTTTTATTTCAGCTTTATTAGAAGCGCGTGGTGACGATGCATTCCCAACCTTAGAACAATGGAATGCTTTAGGAGAACTCTCTTTTACTGATAGAAGAACTCTTATTGATCAGCCAGTTTATTCATACGATTATTGTGCAGAATATGAAGACGCTATCGTTGAAGATGATAACCCATTTCCGCCAGCCAATAAAAAAGTTTATTATTGGAGTGAAGACAATGCTACAGGTACTATTACTGAAATAATTCCAATAGTAAATCCAACATTCCTTTTAACTAAAAACAATAAAACATTAGAAGAATTTCAAAGTGTTGTTACTGTTGAAAATCTGCCTGGAAACGGAAACCCTGTTTTGAGTAGAATTTGTTTTGCAGTTAATAATACAGAAAATCTTTCTTATTTAATATATGATGGTTTTAACAATAATATCACACCTCTTTTTGATGTGTTTTATTATGGTGATACTAAAATCAAATTATATGTTAGCCAGTCGGTTTATAGTTTTTATAGTTTAGGATTTAAAATTCAAAATCCATAGTTATGATTACATTTGAAATAACACAAAAACCAATAAGAAGTTTAATGACTGTTCAAGACATTGAAGTTGTTGTTGGTGCAAAATATAATATTGCTTTAGAATCACAAATTAAAATTGAAAATCAAACTGATTTTTTTGGAGAACCTTTTGATTCTTTTAAATATAAAATACATAATGAAGATGTTGTTTCCGTAAATGAAGGCAATGTTGTTATAAATTTTGAAACTAATAAAACACAAACTCCAGATTTAATAAATATTATAAAAAATTTAAGACTTCAAGAATCTTTTTTATTTAGTTCTGAAGTAACATCAAATCAATATTATGATAGAATTATAATTACAAATATTTCTGGGAAAGGTTCTTGGTTTTACAATAGTAACATTGTTAATGTTGGAGATGTTTTTTTTAATTATAATTTATTTTCTAATTTATATTTTGTTTCTGATGATTTAGGAATTGAAGATAATTATAATGAAATTAATTGGCAGACAGGAACAATATTAGAAACACATTCAGGAGTAAATTCTTTAATTGTAAATACTTTTTCTGATGGAGCTGAATTAACTTTAGAAAGTTTTAATGGACCATCTATTAACGAATTAGGTGTTGAAAAATATACTTATTTTGTAAATATAAAAGCGGGAATGACAAATGCTGTTTATAAAATAAATATTGACGCTACTGGATTTATTGATATAGGAGGTGATGAAATAATTGAACTTAATGAAAGAGATTTACCATTACAAACTATAAACACATTAGAAGTTATAGAAAGAATTTCTAATTTAGATTCAAATGGCCAAACATCTTATGTAATTTCTATATCTAAATTAGCTGTTACAACTGTTATTAATAATGTTGTTTTAACTTTAACAGAAGTTGCAGGAACATCAGACAATGTAAATCCATTAAATACACAAATAACATTAATAATCCCAATAACACCAACGCCATGAGTAGATCTATAAAAATTGAAAAAATCGGAAAATCAACAATAATTGAAGTAGTAAATGAAGGACAACAAACTCCGGAAGTACATGTAATTAATAAATTGACAAATCTTACATTAAGAAATGATGTTATTGAAATAAAAACTGATAATGATTTTATTTTATTTATTCAATATGATGAAATTTTTAATAAATTAGCCTCAACAGATATTAAAGATTATTTGCATAAAGCAGCTGCTATATTTTTGTTTAATCAATAAAAATTAAATTAAATGAACGGAACAACAGATATTGCAACCGGATTAAGAGTACCTCTTCAAATACCATTAGATAGTAAACAAATTATAACTTCAGAAGCTTTATTGTCAAATTTAGGAATTGGAGACAATCTCGCATATACCTATTACGATGGTCTTGTTGTTACTTGTTTAGAAGAAAGAACAAATTATGAATGGAGACAAGCGCTTGTAGGCGAAATAGGCTTATTGCCTAATAATTTTGTATATCCAGAAAATTGGATTGTTTTTGGAAAAAATTATTCTTTACTTCCTTTTAACTTTTTTGATGTTACTCTTAAACATTTATTAGAATCTAAATTAGATAAAGGAGAATTTGAAGGTGATGCTTCAAATTTAGATGATAGAATTTTTGAATTAGAAAATATAAACATTCCTGATGCTGTATTAAAATATGGCGAAATTGTAATTACTAATGGAGTTGGCAATATTCCTGCAGATACTTTTAATTGGAGATTAAACAAAATAGAATTCTTAAACACTGCTGCTTATAATTTTAATATTTTAGAAGCTACTGATGGTTTTTACAGAACTGATTTAATAGTAGGAAACAACACAGGAAATTACGAAATTATTCAAGGAGAAGAAAATGAAATAGCTGCTGCAGAACCTGATGTTCCTGAAGGAACAATAAAATTAACTTTAATTCCTGTTTTTGGCTCTGTTATTAGTCCTCCAGTCATTGTTCCTAATTATGACGATAAGTTTTTAAAACGATATAAGTTTACCTATAAAACAATTCAACCTATTTTTAATATTGGTCCTGGAGAAGATGATTATAATGTAATTTATAATAATACTTTAGATTGTCAAATTAGAATTTGGGAAAATGGATATTATGGAAAATTTGTAAAAAACGGCGCTATTTACCCTTTTAAAAGTATGGGTGCTGGAAAAGTTACTGTAATGATTATGAATAATTTAGTTACAGTAAATGCTCCTAATGGACTTGTTTTAAATAAAAATCAACAATGCTATTTAATTAAAGATGATTATAATGAATGGACTTTAATCAATCCAATAACAAATAGAGCTGTAGTTAGAAATATAGAAATTGATATTTTGTTGCTTTCTGAAACAGTAAATTTTGAACAAAGTATTTGTAATTACATATTAAATTTACCAGAAGAAGAAAGAACGGTTTTTATAGACGGAAGTAAAGTAAATATTTTGGTAGGTCAAAAGCTTATATCTAATCCACTTTTTGTAATATTTCATTCTACTAATAATGGCGCAATATTATGGTCAAGAGAAGGTGTTTATAATAATCCAAATATAGTATTGCATTATTCTACAGATAGTGGAATTTCATGGAACACAATCCTACATGATTATTCTATAACATATAATGCTACTAATGATGGATATGTACAAATAGGTAATAACATATATAGCAATCAATTTTATATTTATGCTGAAAATTTAGACACGGGCGAATTGACTGGTATTTACAGAACAGCATTAGGAGTATTTATACCAAATCCTTACGAAACACCATTTAAAAATATTACTAATCCAGATATTTACGAAGTAATAAACAAAGGAACAGGTCTTATTGAGTCTATTACTCCTGATAATCTTTTGTTAATAGAAAAATACAAAGAAATAACTGCTCCTGGATTACAAGAAGTTTTAAATTCAGGAAGTAATGCTGAATTTGACAATGGAAATTCATACGTGAGGTTTCTAGGAGGAAATCCTAATGATAGATATTTTGAATTTTTTATTCAAAATGGAATCCCCTATCCAAATACAGAATCTAGTTATTTTTACACAGATAATAATAGTTTAGAATTTCAAAATACAGTATCTTCTTCGAGTGGAGTTATTGGCGTATACGATGGTAGTATAAAATTGACACAAGCTAAATCGGGTAAAGAAACCTATGTAGATTTTGAAACCCCAGTATCTATTGGTCCATCTACATTAAAATTTCCAGCACCATTAGTTGGGGGATCATATATCTTGGCTACATTAAATGAAGCCTATCCAAACTTAAATTTTAAATATCCTTCTGGTTTTAATTTTAGACCTTTTAACATTATAGAACAAAATGGTGTATTTTCTGTAGATAAAAAACCGTTTGATTTAATTTCTGACAAAGTTAGCAAAATGCAAGCCTATTATGTCGATTATCAAAATGGTTCTAATTCAAACAATGGTTTAAGTGCAACAACTGCATTTAAGACAATAATTTACGCTATTAACACCGCAGGAGCAAGACTTATATATACACGTGGAGGTGATATTATTCAATCAGATGGATTTGGATTGATCAGTAGTACATCTGGCGTGGAAGACATTTTTATAATAAAAAAAGGAATAGAGCAAACTTATATTTTAAATAATATAATGAATCCAGTATTTACCTTAGATACAGATACTACATATAGTACTCCAATAGGTTCAAATATAGTGCCTAATGTTATTGATTATAAATTTATTAATAGTTATGGATTTCCTTCTAATTTGTTAAAAGTAGCAACGTTAATAGACGTAAACGCAACGCCTAACAGTTATTTTATTGATACAAATACTACAACTTTATATTTAAGACTAGAAGACGGAAGAGTTCCAGATGCTTCTGTTTTTGTTTTAAAAAGTTCATCTGATAATCGTATTCAAAAAGATGGAGGTTACGTATATAATGAAGGATTGACGTATTTAGGAGGTTTATACGCATACAGACATCGAGGTATTACAACAGCAACTGCGGTGTCTGTCGCTAATTACTTTGCAGAAAATTGTAATTATTTGTATAGTGAACAAAATGGATTTGGAACTACCGATAATCAAGGAGTTACTTGGTTAAATAACTGTAAAGCATATAAAAATAAATCAGACGGATTTAATTATTCACAAGGTAACATATATACTTTATCAAAAAATATTGAAGTAAATTGTCAAAGTTTTGATAATGGACTTAATCAAACGATAACTTCGTTTCACAATGGAAGTTCTGCGCACGTAAAACATACTGTTATTCGTGTAGGAGGAAAATATTTTAGAAATACAGGCCCAAATGTAATAGATGTGTTTGGTTCTCACTCTTTAAACGTAGGGGTAGAAGCATTTGAATCTTTAGGTTTTAATGATGTTGATAATAATCCAACGACAGCAGGAGTTAATTTTGCAGATTATGGAGATTTTGGCTGCGGAACAATGGCAGGTGAGCCAGCTACAAAAATGTGGTTATATGCATGTAAATCAAAAGATAATAGATTATCATTTCATAAACCATTATATCTTTCTGACGGAGTATCATTAGATATGTCTATTTTGTATGTTGATAATAGCTTAAAATTATCAAATATATTTGGAGATATTGTTTACGGAAGTTTTAACTCTTCAGAAATAATACCATACGTTTTTTCTAATTTATCAAGTTACACAACTCCATTTTATCAGCCTACTAAAATTAGAGATACAGCAGTAAGTTCAACAGTTACAGGAATAGCTGTGGATACCGAAGTAAAAAGTTATTTTATACCCGCTAAAACTTTAAATGTAAACGATATTTTAGATGTTATTGTAGAGGTAAATAAAACAGGAGCGGTAGGTACGGGAACGTATAAAGTTTGGAAAAATACAGCTAACAGTTTTGCTGGAGCAACGCAAATTGCAACATTTACAACAGTGGCTGCAAATTTAATGACAAAGATGTCAAGACAGTTTACCTTAAGAAGTAATTTGTTGTTTGGAAATAGTTTCACAACTTCTTTAATCTCAGATATAATTTCTACGTCAACAGCGTTCAATAATACTATATTTGACACAGAAGTAGATAATTACATCTTTGTTTCAATAGCATTGGCAGGTGCAGCAGATACAGCATTTGTTTCATCAGTAAAGATTAATAATTAATTAATTAATATATATAATGAACTACATCAAAGAAACCTTATGTCGAATCATATTGTTAGCTGATAGCCGACCATCTTTTACGGATAAATTAAGTTATTTTTTTAATCTAATTGGTGCCTTTGCTCCGATAGCTTATTTTTTAGATGGCTTAGATTTTTGGTTTAAAACTAATCAACAATTTTCATCTTTTATTTTGATCTGCTTAATGGTCAATTTATTTGTTGGCGCCATTTTTCACAATAAAATGGGAACATTTGATTGGGTGGAATTATTTAAAAAAAACGTGCTAATGTGGGTTATTTTAATTGTAGTTTATACTATGCTAGAAATGCTTCGATTAACAGCAGGTCATAATTTTGTTGGAGAAAGTTTTAAGATATTAATTCAAACCATGACGCTTTTGTATCCAATTTCAAAAGCTTTGAAAAACATTTACATTCTTTCAAACAAGCAGTTCCCGCCAGCATTTATAATGGATAAAATTTACAATTTTGAAAAAAACGGAGATTTAAAAGATTTATTTGATACTGATAAAAAAGAAAAATAATGGCAAACATTTACAATTGGCTAAAAACAGAAACAGCACCAAAAATTTTAGTAGAAGCCGTTAAACTTTTAGGAATAAAAGAAGTTCCAGGGCAAGGTGACAATATAGTAATTCTCAAATGGGCCGAAACTTTAGGCTTAGAAAAAGAATATCGAAAAGACGATATCCCCTGGTGTGGATTATTTATTGCTTATGTTTGTCACATGGCTGGAAAAAAAATAGTTGACAAGCCATTATGGGCACGTAATTGGGCTAATTTTGGAACAAAGCAAACAGTAGCAATGTTAGGTGATATTCTTGTGTTTGTACGTGATGGAGGTGGACATGTTGCTATTTATGTTGGAGAAGACAAAACAGCATATCATGTGCTTGGTGGTAATCAATCAGATATGACATGCATCACTCGCATTCGCAAAGAACGGTGTATTGCTATAAGAAGAACTCCGTGGGCAATTGCTCAACCAGAAAATGTTCGCGTTATTAAATTAGAATCAACGGGAAGCATTTCAGTAAATGAAGGATAATTAATAACTATAAAAACAAAAAATACATGAATTACAATGGTGCAATTAAACAGCTCTACAAAGTAGAATGTTTTGATAAAGACGGAAATTTAAAATGGAAAGATGGGTTTGAAAATCTTGTGGTTACTACCGGAAGAAACCAATATCTTGATGCTACGCTAAAAACAGGTGTAACTTCTCCAACATGGTTTATTGGATTAAAAGATGCTGTAGCTGCTATTGCTGCTGATACAATGGGATCACATGCTGGATGGGCGGAATTAACTCCATACTCACAAGGAACTCGACCAGCTTTTGTGTTAGGAACTATTGCTGCAGGAAGTGTTGATAATTCTGCTTCAAAAGCAGTATTTACAATAAATGGTACTGCAACTATTGGAGGTGCTTTTGTGGCCAACAACTCAACTAAAGCGGGTAGTACTGGAATATTATTAGGTGCTGGAGAATTTGCAGCGGCACGTTCTGTATTATCAGGAGATACTTTAAATGTTACCGTTACTTGTTCAATCACTTCAAGTTAATATATTATGGCAATTGAAACAGTTGATGGAATAGTAAAAGCTTTGGGGAACAATTCCAGCCGAATGGTGGTGGATAAGACTTCTATAGCCAATGCGGTAGCGGGTCAGTTTTTTTCTTTATGGAGAGCTACAGGATTCCCAACGCAAGGAGCAATTCCAACTACATCTGTGTTATGCACAAATGCGCTGACTGGAGCCGTAGGTTTTGCTAACCAAATAGCACCCGCTGATTCATATTTAGCATTTTTAGCTTTGACCAGTTCAAATAGCGGTACATCTATTGAGATTCACGACAGATTAATTCATAATGGAGGTTTAGTTCTGAATCTTGCGACATCTCAAGTAACTAATTTGCCGTTGAATTTAGCCACGTTAGGAGTAGCTGCAGATAGAATAGGTGATGCTAATTACAGCGACATCCAATGGTGGTTAGAAGTTTATACGGATGGTGGTGCCACTGCTTCTAATGCAACTATAAATGTAACTTACAATGATGATACAACTGGTAATTTAGCAGTCGTGGCAGTTGGTGGAACTTTAAGAGCAGGAAGAATGATTCCTTTAATCACTGCGGTAGCGGGTAAATATATAAAAGGAATTAACTCTGTAATACTTTCTGTGACAACAGGGACCGCAGGTAACTTTGGATTTACGGCGACCAAAATTAGAGCAAATGCACCTTTGAATTTAGCCAATAAACAAGAAATATTTGACTGGGCAAATTTAGGCTTTCCCGAAATCGCCAATGACAGTTGTTTGTCATTTATTGCAATGCCTACTACAACCAGTACAGGAACATTAAGGGGTTCTGGAAAAATAGCACATGGTTAAGTATTTTAAAATAATAAAAAGAATAAGAGGGGGAAGTGCTTTATGGCATAATAATTCCCCCATTTCTATTATTTTAAATAATGAATTTTTTACAGTTTCTTCTGGAACAATTTATGAAGAAACAATTAGTCTTAATTCAAATAATAATATTGTTCTTAATCAAGATTTAATTTTAAATGCAATTGTTGCTTTATCTCAAGACATTACTTTATCAAATCAAAACATAGCTGATTTAGTTGCTTCATTTATTTTGTCTAGTGATAATAATACTGCTCTTTTAAATGACGTTTTATTAAATGCAAACATTTCTTTGTCTTCAGATAATTTAAATACAATTGCCGGTGGTTCTGATTATTTTAATTCAATAGCATTATCTCAAGACGTTACTGTTTCTAATCAAATAACACTAATTTTTGATTTAGTAATTTCATTGCTTAAAAATATTTCAATTACAAATTTAAATACATTAGATCAGGTAGTAAGTCTTAATTTAACTCAAGAAAATAATGTTTTAGTTTCTAATATTACTACAATAAATGCGATTTTAAATTTAAGTTTAGATGCTGCCATAGCTAATCAATGTTTATTAATTATTGATGGGATTTTAATTTTAATTTCAGACAAACAATTTTCAAGTATTAATACTGCAGTATTAAATGCTAATTTAAATATTGATATTGATAGCGCTATTGTTCCTTTAGCAAATTTAATAGCAAATGAAATTCTTGGATTAGCTATAAATAATTTATTTAATGCTGAAAATTCTATAACAATAAACGAACAGTTAAGCTTACAAACTGTTTCTGAATTTTCAGACGATACTATGTCTGATTATTTAAAAACAATAATTTACATAACAGACAATAATATAGAAATATCTTATGATTTATTATCTGAATTAATTACTCAATTAATGTCTTTGTCTCAAATAAATTTTGAAACAACAAAAGATATTTTAGATGATATTGAATTACTAATAAATAATCAAATTATTTTTGATTTGTTTATGGAAGCTTATGATGAAATTGTAATTAGTTCTGAAGCTGGATTCTTAACTATTGGTGATGTTCTTGAAATAGCATCTTCAGTATTTAATTTAAATCTAACAACTTCAATGATTTTTGAAGCTTCAAAATTATTTGAAGAAAATATTACAATAAATGCAAATTCTTTTATTTCCTTTGTAGAAGGAATAATTGATGATTTAAATAATGAAATTATTATTATTTCTTCTAAAATAACAAATAAGATTATTTTAAAATCAATGCTTTCTAAAATAATTTTTGAAAAATCAATAATGAAAGATGAAATTGCTTTAAAATCAATATTTTCTAAAATTGTTTTAGAAAAATCAATAATGACAAATGAAGTAAAAAATAATTCAAAAATTAAACGAAATGAGTAAAATTTATAAAGGTCAAACTAAATTGACATTTAATATAGAAACAGAAACTGATTTAACTGGAGTGATTAGTGTAGAACTAAAATACAAAAATCCTGCTGGAATATTAGGTTCATTTCCTGCTACTATTTTAGATATTACTAAAGGAATTATAAATTTTACTTTTTCTAATTCAACTCAAACAACACCTTCTGGTTCTTGGACTTATTGGGTAAAAGCTACATATTCATCAGGACAAGTAATATTTGGTGAACCTTACATATTGACAATACACGAAGAAGGATCTTAATTAAAAATCTTAAATTTATTTTAAATGGAAAATATACCAACAAAAGAGGAACTAAATCCTGTAAAAAAGAAAGCTAAATTTTGGACTATTTTAAAAACAATATTATTGTTTATTGGCCCAATAATTATAAAAAATCAAAAACACATTAAGAACACAGATAATGAAAAAAAAGTTGATGATGCTGTTGACATATTACGTAATTTATAATTTTTAAAATAATGAATTGGAACGAACTAAAAGCAGCGTTGTTATTATTACCTATTTCAGACCAACCTGTAACCGTAGAACGTTTAGGTGTAATTACAGATGAAAAACAATTTATAAAAACACATATTGCAGTTGTTGATAAATATCCGCAAATTAACCCACGAACAGAAGCAAACAATAGACATAGACTTACTATTGCAAAACCACATTTTGATAGATTAATGGCCTATTATATTCTTAAGACACAATTATAACACACTTTTAACAGGTGTGTTTTTTTTGTTTAAATTTGTTTAAAATATATTACTATGGCAAAAGATTCTGTAAACAGAAGTAATGACCTTAATGGAGTTGAACTTCATCAATTTTCAAAAGGTTGGAGTGTTGATTTAGATAACAATTCTGAAAGATCAGAAGGATATGCCGATGCTTGGAATGGAAGACTTTATTCCCATGAAGGAACTTTAGCTTTTACTTCTTTAAAAGGTTCTAAATTTGTTTATAATAATAATAATATTAAAAAATATAATGGATATTATTCTTTTGCTGATGAATTAATTGTTTTTGCAAAAGGAGATTTGCCTTTAAGTAACACAGAAACAGAAGAGCAAACTATTATTGAAATTGTTGTAAATGATTTTAATGTAAATTCAGCTACTGATACAATTAATGGAATATTATTTTCAAGTAATTATATTGAAAATAATATTGTCATTGAAGTTCCTGTAGAACCAATAGATGAAGATGATTTTAAACAAAATTTAACAGAAGTTGAAGATATTAATACTATTGATGTAACTTTTGGAGGCTTGTTTAAAACGCTTACTTACATGCCTAATAATCCAATAAATTGCTCTATAAATAATGAAGTTCCTATTAACAACGAGCCTATAGGAGAAATGAATGATATTATCATTTCTTTTAAATTTAATGCTTTAGGTTTACTTGTTTCTAAAGTATTATACAATGGCTATTTAAACATTCCATTTAATGCTGTAATAACAACTGAAGGTGTTGATGAAAACACTAATTACAAAAGAGTATATTTTAGTGATTATTATAATAGCACAAGAGTTTTTAATATTAAAGATAAAGATCTTTATAAAAGAAGACCTGAAGAATTTGATATTAAAACAAAAGGAGTTTTATTAAGCCCGCGCATAACATCTATAAAAGAAAACGGTCAGTTAAAAGCAATGACTGTTTTTTATGTAATGAAATTGTTTACTGAAAATGGACAAGTTTCCGATTTTTCTCCTTTATCAAAAGGAGTTAAAATAGGCAAAGGAGTAGGCGCTGAAATAATTGGTGAAGACATAAGTGAAATAACAAATAAATCAGTTGTTATTGATTGTTATATTCCAGACTATAAAAACTTTAAAGAAGTACAATTAGTAGCTATTGAATTTGAAGCAAAAGATGTACCTACTACTATTCGTTTAGTAGGTACAAAAGTTGTAAATGCTATTGTTTCTTTTGAGCACTTTGGTTCAGAATCAGAATTTAAAGAAAATATTACTATTGCTGATTTATTTGCTAATTCTATTAGTTGGAAATACAATTCTGATTTTACAACTAAAAACAATAAAATGCTTGTTTCGGGATTGCGTAATGATCCGTTGTTTTTAAATTCAAAAAATGTAGCATTAGATTTTTCTTTATCAAGCTTTGACGAGAATGGAAATACACACACTTCATTATTAAATCCAGACCCCTTAGCTTATAATCTAATCAACAATAATCTAACCGAAGCATTCTTTTATGTACAAAGAAAATTGTATCGTAAAATCGAAGTATTTGGCAATTTTAAAATAAAATTACAAAACACTTTAAATGCTGATGATTTTTATGAATTTATTCAAACAGAAGTTTCTTATGAATATGTTGATCATACTAAATTAATTGGAGATTTTTTATTAGTAGTACAATTAGATCCTAATTTTTTAGTTAAATTTCCTAATTTACATATTAAAATTACGGGAGGTAAAATATTGTTTGAGCCAATAGATCCTTTAGTAATTACAGATTTTCATAATTATAATTTAGTGTTTTCAACATCACAAGTAATTATTGATTTAGATAATGATATTGAAAACAAAGTAATTGCATGGCCAACAACAAACCAAGCTAAAGAAGCTGCTTTAGTATATGGCGGAGTTTCTAATGGTTGGTTTAGTGGTAATGGTGTTAAAGTCACTATGCATAGCGTAAAAGAAAATGTTTTAAGTAAAAATACACAATGGATGTCTGGAACAGATTTACCTTTAAAAATCAAAGAACCAGTTCAGAAAAAATGTGTAATGAAAGGAGAAATATATCGTTTAGGAATTCAGTGGTATAAAAATGGAAATCGTTTGTTCTCAACTATTCTTGGAGATTTAAAAATACCAGATATTGGTCAAAAAAAAAGAGAATTAGATGTTAATGGTAATATTATTATATCTTCAGATACTTATAAAAATTGGAGTGTTGATGGAAATGAAATGTATGCTGAAAAAATAGAATTGCAATTTGATATTCGTTTAAATTGTGAATTGTCAAAAGAAATTGATGCTTATCAAATTGTTTACGTAGAACGTACCGAAAATAATAGAACTATTTTAGCGCAAGGTATTTCTGCCCCGTTAGAAAGAATGGCCGACTTTGGAGTTTCTGGACAAGGAGATCTTCCTGATTTTGAAGAAACAATAGTAAAAAAATGGTCATTACCAAGTAATGGAGGACCAGTATATGATTATCAAGGATTATTAAATTTTGATACAGATCCTAATTTTGATTATAATGGTCCAAGTGATGGCAATGCAATTAAAGCAATAACTACTAATAGAAAATCTTTTTATTTTGATAGTCCAGATTTAGTATATGATAAAATTTCTTCCAATTTTGTTGCATCATGTATTTTAGAATATATTGAATCAATAGCAACCGATCATGATAGGCACAATATAATGGGGGGTTATAATGCTTTTACTTGTGGAAATGACCTCTATCATGGCGGCGATGAAAATGATTCTGGTAATCCAGGATGTAAAGCTTATTCAATTACTGGTGCAGAAAGTTCTAGTGGACCATACAATTTTGAAGGCTCAAAATTTTCACAAAAAATACCTTCAAATTTGTTAGCTGGAAATGAAAAAACAAGACCTTTTTGGGTAAACGCGAGTGTGTTTGCTAATAGATTAAAAACAAGAACTTATACAGCATTTCAAAATACATTAAGTTCAGAATACAAATATCTTATTAATAATGCATCAGAAATCAATCCGGGAGAAATACTTTCAGGTTATAAATTAAATGATAATTTTGATTATGCTAATCATGCTTTATCTTTAGGAAATCCAGGTTGGTATTATGGATTAAGCGCAAGACGTGGAAGTCGCGAACACAGTACTTTTAAAGTTTATAATATTGCTCAAGGAAGAAAAAGTATTTTTATAAAAACAAAAGAAAACTTTTTTACTACTTCTAATATTGCTCAAACACCATATACTATAAAATCAAAAGTAAATTTTGGTGAACAAGGTTATAGAAACGATGATCAACTTAAAGGACAAGATTCTTATATTGTTTCTAATCTTAAAAGAAATAATAATGACTCTTTGTACGGAGGTCGTTCAGAGTTTGCTTATTCTTCTAATGAATATATTCCTTTAAGCGATGTAATTCCAGTTACTACAAATAGAATTGTTTCTCAAATTTTTTATGTTGAAGGAGATACGTATTGTAGTCTTTATTTAAGAAACAAAACGTCTTATCAAAATTCTAAAACTCCAAATTTAATTAGTTTGCATTGGGATAATTTCCCTTCTACTGGAGGTAATTCTGGACAAAGAAGATATCAATACAATAAATATAATGCTTGGTGTTATGCTGTTGTTTTAGAAAGTACTGTAGAGCCAAGATTTACCAATTCAGAAGAATTTTATTTATTCAGTAAATCAATTAATTTTAACTATGAAGAACTTTATAATTCAGCTTATCTCCAAGAAAATAATTTAAGAAAATCAATACCTATTCCGTATAATTTTAAAGATAATCCAATGTTAGAAAATATCATTGCAGTATCTAACACTAAATTAAGCGGAGATTATGTTGATGCATGGACTCAATTTTTAACAAATGAATTTTATGAATTAGATAAAAACAAAGGAGCTATTTTAAATATTGTAAAAGAAAAAAATGATATTTATGCTATTCAAAAATTACAAACATCTAAAATTTATATAGACGAAAAAAAATTTATTACTCCGGACGATAATGGAGCTGCTATACAAATTTCTCAAGGAAATGGAACTTCAATAAGCGGTCATGAAATAATTAGTGATTACGGTACTTCTTTTAGAAGAGCAGTTGTTGAAAATCCTTTTGGTTTTGTTTTTTTTGATGAATTAAAAAATGAAATTGTAAAAATTATAGAACCGTTATTAGTTACTAATAATCTTGCTTTAGAAGCCAAAAAAATGTTTGACAACAATAAAGTTATTGGTATTGAAGGATTTTATGATGATGAATTTAAAGAAACTAATTTACGTTTTCGAACCGAAAAAGGAATTAATTTTATAATTTCATATAATGAATTGCTTAAAGTTTTTAATGGTAAATATGATTTTGAAAATGATTTATATTTTGTTTTTCAAAACAAAGTGTTTGCTCCTTATGATGATTCTCAAAAAATAGGCCAATTAAACAATGGAGAACAATTAAAATTCTTTGGAAATCAAAAAAATCTAAAATTAAAAGTAATTTCAGCACCACAATTTTATGATATAAAAATAAATAAAGGAATTTCTGTATATACAAATACAAATTATCCATTGTTAAAAACTACTTTTATAACTTCTTTAGAACATTTAAGAATTATTACTAATAGACATCATTGGTATAAAATTAGAGAAGGGTTGCATACGCTTCCCGCCAAGAACCCAACTGATTACGATGACATAAGAGGTACTTGGTGTTCTATAGAAATAGAATCAGAAATTGTAAACAACAAAGAAGTAAAATTCTTTTCTATTTTAAATTTTTTTAGAAAATCATATTAAACTAAAAAATATGCTACAGTCAAACTACAACATCAAATCGGAAGATCCAATAGCTAAACTTAAAAAAAGGTTGTTAGCTAAACCTGAAATTGATAACGAAGCTCTTACCACAGAAGAAATAGACGCTGATATAAATGGCAATAGACCCGCTCTTTCAAAAGAAGAAGTAGATCGTTTTAAAGCCAATGAAGAAAAAAGCGATAGTGAAATAACAGGTGGAAATTATAACGTTAAAAAACCTATATCAACTGCTGATTATTCTAAAGACATTATAGCTGATGGAGAAGAAGCTTCTGTTGGTAAAAAAATAGGCGCTGGTGCTATAGCTGGTGCCGGAGGCGTTTTAGATATGGTTTCTACTGTTGCTGCTCAAAAAGGGCCAATGACAAAAAAAGAAAATACAGCTAATACTATGAATTTAGGAATGAAAGGAATGTCTACCGGAGCAAGTATAGGAACCGCTATTGGTGGGCCTTATGGTGCAGCAATAGGAGCAGGCGCTGGACTTCTTGTTGGTGTTGGAACAGGTTTAATAAAAAGCATTGGTGACAAAGATGAATTAGCAAATAAAGCTAAATTAGAAAGAGCTACAAAAATGAATGGAATTAAAGATAGTCGCGAAGAAGCTCAAAAATTATCAGAAGGTAAAAAAGTAATTCAAAAGCAAAAAAATATATTACAAGCACAAATGGGAATGTTAGGTTCTAATTATTCAACATCTAAAAATTAATAGTTATGCCAAATTCTGAATACTTACGGTTAAAAGCATTGCTTGAAAGCAATCCACAATATAAAACAATGTTAGATACTATTTCTAAGGCCGAAGGCACTTGGGGAAAAGATGCTTATTCTACAAAATTTGGAGGAAGTAAATCTGATTGGAAAAAAGGAAAAGATAAAACAGTTATTAAAAATTCAAGTGCTCATGGTAAATATCAATTTATGAATGATACTTGGAAAACGCTTTCTCAATCTTTAGGTTTAAATGGTTTCTCTCCAGAAGAGCAAGATGTAGCTGCTTTAAAATTATTAGAAGATTCCGGTGCTTTAAAACATATTGACAATGGTGAAATTGATAAAGCAATTTTTGCTGCTGCTCCGGTGTGGGCAGGATTGCCAAAAGATGCCAGTGGAAAAAGCGCAATGGCAGGACAAAGAGCCAAGCCCATCAAAACGGTTTTGAACTACATGAACTCCAATGAATCGGCAAGAGCCAAGATCAATGGTGAATATAAAAAACTGAATGACGATAATGGAAAAGAATATAT